GAAGGCATATGTGAGATAGGACGCATACCTTCCGTCATTTTCACCTCATTTTGTGATACAACACCAGAAGAGAATTGTATAGTCTGATTATCAATGAACATGACTCCTTCCTCGACAATCAGTACATTTACTGAAGCATTAGTAACAGTCGCGCTGGAGAGGTTAGTAGCGGTGACTCTTATTTGCATTGTGTGTCTGCCTGCTAAGCCTGGGCATTGACCTGCAGGCAGTGGGAGATCTGTACCAAAGTTAATACAAAGAATAAAACCTGTACCCGAGCGATAGGGAGCTGCTGCAAAAGCGGGGAATACTTGAACTCCGTTTGCTTGATTCCATGTACAGTTGAAACCATTCTTTACTGTCATTTGATAGAGATCGTTAGTCGTCATATCAGCCAAGATGTTAGAAGTGGTATCCCATCTGATAGCAACATTAGTGGTCATGAACGGAATTGTATCTGTTTGAGTCATATCCATTGCAGCATCAGATTTATCCATCCAAATATACATCCTAGATGGTACTGTATCTAGCTGAATGGTCTGAGAGTTCTGTGAAGTGGAAGCTCCTGCTAAGACACTAGGAGTTGACTGCTGATAGTAAGAAGGATTTACCCAAGAATAGTAAAGAGATCGTGGTAAAGGCTGTCCTTCAGGTGGTGTGATGAAGTTGAGGAAAAGGTTAGCAGAAGTAAAGTTAACAGTAGCATTGGTGATCGCTCCTGAAAGTCCTGGAATACCGTTAGCGTGAGACCAAAGAGAACCTGCTTGTCCTGCGAGGGGACCTGAGCCTCTGCCACCACAAATAGCTGAGACATTGAAGTTACGAATACCAATCATGGATACTGGTTCATCATTGCGATCAAATGCAAAAGGGGAGATCCAAAATGGCTCAACCAAATAGACCCGTGCAATAGCTACATCAGCAACTCCTGTTGAGTCATTACGGATAATGGTGACACCAGTGAAAGCTCCTCTTTGGTCATAAGTGTTACCTCCATAAATACCCTGTGGATTGAGGTAAGAGCCGAAAAGATCTTTGTAATCGAAAGATTGGTCTGGTGCAGCGGGTGACATGGAGAGATCAAGATTTTGATCATCATATGTTCTCTGAAAGCGCTGAAAGATACGAGAATAAAGACCTAATGGTTGTGTGATGGCATTGTTATTGATGGTTACTGTGAAGGTTTGGAAGAGTTGTGAGAGAGGAAGACAGCGAAGAGAATCACAAGTTGCTGAAGTATTACCGGCAGAAATACCTGGAGCAGCAGCATAACCAGCACATTGAAGAAGAGTCATACCAACGCCTGCAGAAACTCCTGTAAAAGTAATATCAAAACCAAGTTGAACATAACAACGTCTATTTAAATATGTTTCTACATCTGGTACAGTTGCATTCCAGTTAATTTGTGAGACTGAACCAAGGATACCTACTGAGGGGAACTGCCAAAAGTTAGCTCTTGGAATAGATCTTAAAACAGCATAAGTCTTGTTATGAAGGTTGTTAATATCAACTCTTGGGTCAATAGATGAGACGTAACTTAGTCCGTATTCCATAGCCATTTAAAAGAGTTAAAAAAAATTAAAATTTATTATTTTTCTTTTTGCGGAACATCAGCTTGAGAGTCATTGATCCGTCTGGTGGTAGAAAAAGTGGTAGAGAATGACCCCCATATGTAGTGAAATACGCCTGAATATCTAATCTTCTTAAGGGAACATTTCCGAGGAGAGAAAACATCCTATACTCAGCTGTAGGGAGATAAACGAAGCTATTATCACGTGGTTTAGCATCCTGACGAGTTATCACAAAGTCTGTAATAATAGAGAGAAAGTTAGCTGATACATTACTATTCTGGTCTGATACCATTGGTGTATCAGGAAGATATTCTGATACTACTGGAATCATCTGAGTTGTGAACTGGATAGTAGCTATATCTGAAAACTCTGAGAGTTGATCATAGTCTTGAGAGACTTGTAAGACTGGATCAGTGTAGCCTGATAAAGCAAATGGATATCCTGATTTAGCTCCTGCCGGAAGTACTGGGGAATAAGTCTTTACTGCAATTTGATAATCTGTGCCATTAGGTGCTGGGAACTGGCTCTGTATGTTGAAGGGAAGACCTAAGAGATTTTGGAGATATACATTGAAATAGATGTTATAAGGATTTATGTTTGCATCTACCCAATCTGAGCCTACATACATGGAAATAAGACCTGTAGGTGCATTAAGAGCAAAGAAGGGAGGATTAGCCGGTCCTGGTGGGAGAGCTGTTCTTAATGCATTCCATGCTGCTAAGGCTGCTTGATTTAAGTCATTAAGAAAGATAGAGATATCAAAGACTCCTTGTTTTGCTTCTTGAGGTGTGACAGAAACAAACTGTTGAAAGAAATTACCCATAAAGGAAAAAGTAATAGATATGTTCGTTTGTAGAGGAAAAGCTGGATTAGGTATGTTAGGGATAAAGAGTGGCCAGTTAGCATCTACAGTAAATCTAGTAATTGATCCTTCATATTCGGATGGATTAAAAACTATAGCATCCTGCCTTGAGTCTGATATTTGCGCAGCTACATTATTATTCGTGTCATTGAAGAGACTTAAATTGTAATAAATTATATCTGGTGTGCTCATTTAAAAGAGTATATGGAAAAAGCTTTGTCAGATTTAGAAATCCAACCCTTCGTGAGCAATATATTGAAGTATAATGAATTAAGTGGTATAAGTCCTGAAGTGCTGATGAACATGTTACCTGTTGCTATTTTGTATCAGGCAGGTGAGAGTTACGGACATTGGACTTTGTTATTACGAACACCTGAAGGAATAGAATTTTTCGATCCTTATGGTATCATTATAGATAAAGAGTTTAAGTATCTGGAGAAGCAACAACCACATTATTTAGCTAAGTTATTATATGATTTAGATAAGAGTGGAGTAGTTATTAACTATAACCCATGGAAGTTTCAAGATATGAAATATGGTATAAATACTTGTGGTAGATGGGTGATATTAAGGTCTTTGTTTAAAGACTGGGGCATTGATAAATTTGCTAATGTAGTCGATAGAGTTAGTAGGCAATTGAATTTAACGCCTGATGAGTTCATAGTACAAACGATAGCATGAAAGTAGCTAAGTGGTTATTTGGTAGTACTCAGAAAGAGCTTGATTGGAGAAGAATCGGTAGGGTAGTGTGGGTTTTGATTAGTAAGTATTTAGATTTCTTTGAGCTACAAATCTTATGGAAGTATTTTAGACTAGAGAAACCAGTTCTGGATATATTAGATATGAAAGAAATAGATCGTAGAGCTGAGGTTCTTGAAGAAATTCTTCTTGAAGAGCTAGGTCCGAAGCCAGAGGATGATTGGCAGAATGGTAATAATTATCGTCACGAGGTAATGCATATAGCCGAGAAAGTTGGTGATTACCGATGGAATCTAATAGAGGAAGCTTTTTTAGGAAGAAAAAAGAGATATATTTCGAAGTGTATTTTATCTAAGGATATTTATGAGTTATCTTTCCGAGGTTTTAAGTTCTCTATTCAATGTCCTAAATGTAAGAATTTTGCTTATATAACGTATAGGAAGAAAGGTAGTGATATTTTATATACATCTTTGAATGCAATTGGTTTTAGTGAAGGTGGAGTTATTTATAGAGATTGTATATGTGCATATCAAAAAATAGGTGCACGTAATTTTGCATTAGTTGAGCATGAATGGGGTGTCTTCTCTAGAGCTTTGAAGGAGTTTCTTAAAGGGTAAGTAGTTTAATATAGCTATTTTTTTTAATAGCTATATGTGTTTGTGTTCAGAGAAGAAAAATACCTTTCTCATAGATTATGTAACGAGGTACTTTGCGAGAGAGCATAACCCAACGTGATTTAAGGCTAACTATTCTTTGTATCTCTGCTGCTTTCATTGAAGCATAAGTCTTGAGAAAGGCTTCTATCTGTCTTGATCCACAACCTGGAAAGAAGAAAACTTTATTAGCTTCATTGAGGATGATGCGAGTTTGTTGGTAGTTTAAAATAAGATGAGATATGTAAATCATATGAATGCCTTTCTTTCTACCATTTGTCACTACATCATTCATCAACTTATGAACTGCTTTTAAGAGTTTTCCTTCTTGTAAGTTATCCATGTCATCAAAGATAACAAGAGAATTAGCTAACTGATCCAGACTGATTGCACCTGAAAGAATGTCATCAATATCTTGTTGTGATTCTGGGATAGAGGAATCGACTACTATTTCATGTCTTTTAAGACCATCAAAAGCTGGATCAGCTTCTTGTCTAGCAAAGATCCATATTGGATTATCTGGGAACATATGATTATAGTTATCTGCATATGTTCGGGCAACAGTAGTTTTACCACATCCTGATTCACCTGCAACAAATACTCTTTCTGTTTCTTCAGATGGAAGAGGTATCAACATAGTAGATTTATCTGTAATATAGATTGAGGATAGAGAAGGAGATTCTTCATCCGGTTCATCTAAAATTCGGCACATTTCTCTCAGAGTCATTTCCCTAGTTAAGCAATCAGATATTTGGGCAATAGTTAAAGGATCTAATACTTCGTCTAGAATAGAAGTTCCTGGTGGTCCTACTTCTCCTTCTTTATCTAAGTAAATAAATCTTCGCGAAGTTGGTGTTTCTTCTATTGCCACTATAGGGGCTTTACCATCATCTGTATAAGTAAAAGACATTTAAAATAAGCTAAGGAAGTTTTTGTGAAACTCGTTTTTCAATAGGGTAGCCCAAAACCATAAACTTGATTATCACTTATTTTCGGATAGGAACTACCTGACAGTAAAGTTCTGATAAGTTGTATTTCGTTAGCATTCTTACCTATCTTTAATAAGTCAACCATTTGACCTAATCTTTGATCACTAACTACATTTACGCCACTTAGTTCTCTCAAGAAATGTTTGAGACCAGGTCCTCCATATCTTCTTATAGCTTCATATAGCGCATCTCTTTGTTTCTGAGTTGCGTTATAAGTTATGTTAGGATTAGAAGATGACGAAGATGAAGAAGAGCTAGAAGAAGAAGAGGAACTAGATGATGAAGCAGGTGCTCTGGTTCTAACTGGAACAGTGCGACGTTCTGGTTTCTCTGGTGGTGTAAAAGATCTAGGTGGTGGAGTAGGAGATCTGGGTTCAGGTACTATACTTTTTTTTTAAGTACATTCATCCTCTCTTTTCTTATGGCATTTTCTTGTGCTCTTAGCGCTGCTTCCCGTACTTTCTCTGCTTCGGAGAGCTGAGCTCTTGCTGCTGCTGTGAAACCCCTTTTGCCTACTTTGGGATGAGTTGCTCTCCATTGTGCTTGTGCTAATTTTCCTTGTTCTACAACCATTTTCTTAGTGGGCTCTATCTTATTCTCTGCTAAATAATTATTAGCAAATCTTTCTTTAGCCGAATAAATGGCATCCTGGTATGCTTTTAATGTACCTTTGTGTTCCTGATAAGTATTATATCCTTTTATATAGGATTCAGGTACTCCTTTGGAATCTCCTTCATCCATTTTTTTCTTATATACTGCATTTTGGTTCCTTTTAGTCGTTGAATATCCCTGAGGTTTTGGCATATACCCCCCCACTAGTCCTTCACCATAGCTTTCTGCGTTATATCCACCTGATCCATACATAAGTCTCATCATCTGAGGTCTTGCGTACATCTTTAGAATAAAGATATAAAGTATAAAATGTTTCAATAGTTTTGATCTTTCCCAGCGGCCTTTAATATAGATGATGAAAAGAGTTGAAGTATTTCTAAAAGAACTGTTGAAGGTATCATTGTTGGTTGTTGTGGAGGTGAAGAAGGATAGATTTGTTGTGGAGGTGCTTGTTGAATGGGTATTTGTTGATGAATTATTGTGGGTTGTATGGCTGGAAGTGGTGTGAAAGCTTGTTGTTGTGATGCATTGACCGAGTGAAAGATTTCTGGATTACTCTTATTTACTTTGATTTGATGTGGAGTACAGTATTTATCACCATTAAATGTAGGATTACCACACTGTTGACCTTTTCTTTCTTGTTTTTGAAGTATCCAAGGACAGGGTAGTTGTTCAGTGGGAGGTCGTAGAGGTGCTGGTCCTGGTTGAAGGAAGTCAGATTTAGATTCTTGAGGTACTGATTGAAGCTTGTCCATTTATAGTACTAGTTTATAGTACTATAATAATCTATTTTGTTATGCCCCGTTTGATAGTTCTACAAAGAAGGAGGTACAGGTAAAACCGTTGTTGATAGAAGTTGCCGAAATAATGGCAAAAATATCTATTTGATGTGTTAGTGTTTGATCCCATGTGATAGAGATTTGGTTATTAGAGTTAGGAGAAGAA